GAAGATAAAACGTGGGTAATACTTGGGTAATAATCACCATTTCTTTGATAAAATCTTGAATCTGGTAATGTAATTTGTTTGTGGTCATCAGAAATTTGTAATAACCTTTCATACTGTTTTTTCATTAGTTTATGGCTAATTTAAGTGAAAATAAATCAGAAAATGTAAATTCTTGTGATTGTTGTACTAGTTCCGTAAAGTGTTCAAATCCCATGTCTGAGGGATCTTTACCATCTAATTTAATCACGTGTAATACTTTCCCTGAATGGAGAATATCTCCGGCAATTTTAAGTGTACTTTTTAATGCATCACTATCTAATGCTAAATATATGTTTTTAACATCATTGTTTAATAATCGTTTTGTTAGTTTTTTGGATAATGTTTTTCCGTATAGCGGTATTGCATTACGCTTAATAGCGATAGCATCAAACGCACCTTCACATAGAATCACGGGTAAATCCCAATTAATAAGGTTTTCGAACCCAATTATGTTATTTTTATCGGCCGACGGAGCATCGTACTTTCTAAACGGGTCTGCTTCGAATGAACGTGCAATAAAATAATCTAATTTACCTTCTGAATTGTAATTTGGTATTAGGATTTTATTAGCATATTTTCCTGTTTCACAGTAACCTATTTGGTATTTTAAAACATCTATTGAGGTTATACCTCTTTGTTTTAAATAAGATAAAGCTCTTCTAACTGTTAGGGTTGGATTAGTTATACCCCATAGTGGAATATATTCTTTAGGTAGTTCAATATTATTGTTGAGTTCAATTCTATCTGTTTTATAGGTTGTACCTAATATAGAGTTTAATTCAGTATATCTACTTCCTTCTACTTTTAGACCTTTAAATAAAGTTGAAATTGTTTTTCCTTTAGCATCACAAGCCCAACAGTGCCAAGGATTTTCATTCTTAGTTGTTGGCACCAAATTAATTTCTAATTTTGGTTTTCTATGTTTGCAAAAAGGACAATGAAAAGCGTAGTTACCTCTTGAGGTTACATTACCTTTCCCTATTACTGATTGTAATAGACCTAATAATATTCCGTTTACCATAACCTTTATTTTGTTTATATTTCTCTTACGTCAAATAGTGGTTCGAATTTTTCCAAAATCAAACGTTTTTGTTGTGAAAAAAACAATTTTGCTTCTTCTATTGAATTAAATCTCATTTTATTGATAGGTTCAGTAGAATTCTTGTAGTAAAGTCCGTATACTTTCATTATGTTTTTGGGTTAATATAATAAGGCTCCCTACGGGAGCCTAATTTTTATGCAAAGTCTTTTTTAAACATTCTACCACTGATGTTATCATTAAAGTATGTGTCTCCTTTTTCTAGTACTTCATTAATATAAAGATATTTGTCTTCATAATATGTTAGTAGTTTTTTGGAAGGCACGAACATAAGAATTTCTCTAGTAAATTCATTTTGTTTACCATCTTTTAACATTTGTTTGATTGTTGGATTTGAACCGTAATAGGTTTTCCAATCTCCCTCTTTAATGACAGTCTTTTTCTTAGAAGCTCTTTTATCAGTAATTAAAGCTAATTCTTTTTTACCTAGAGCTTTCTTTTGAACAGATAATAATTGTTTTTTACCTAAATACTTTCTACCCGTTGGAGTATGAGTTACTTCATAGATAAAGCCAAACGTAGGGTTTGGCATATCTGTTAATTCTTTTATTTCTTCGTTTTTATATAACCACATATTTTTTTGTTTTATATTGCGGATTGCAATATGCAATCTAAATAATTTTATAAATCGTATTTTACTACAAATGTAGTATCTGTTACTGAGGATAAAGGAATAGGTTGTGCTAATTTAGCTACTGCTAGTAATTCACTTCTATTGTTATAAAGACCTACTGTTGTTACATAAGGAGAAAAATCCGAAGTAATAGCAAAGGGTCTTAATGAACCTGAATTGTCAGTCGTTAGTGTTGGGTTGTGGGATAAATTAAATTCATTTTCACTTACCTTACAACGTATTTCGTTTTCATAAATGATGTGCTCATTTTTGAATACTAATACTGCGTTTATATCTTGAATTATAGCTGCCATTTATTATAGACTGTTAAAGGGGTCAATAAATATTGGGGAAAATGTAAGTTGTAAATTACCTCCATATGGGAAAGTTGATTTATCTATACTTAAAGTAAGATCTGTTGTTGTTGTGTTACTATCTGAGGTAAAATTATGACTATTTGGGTAAGTATTAATAAGTGAATTATCACCAAAAGGAGAAGTTGTTGTTAGACTTACATCTCCATCATTAAATCCTATTCCATCTATATCTACCCTAACTGAATTAAAAATAAAAGCATATGGAGAAAAATAGGTACTAAACTCTAGATTATAGGTATCTCCAATAAAATCAAAAGTAATATTTTCATTCACTAATAAAACGTACTGAGTAGATCCCTCTCTTTTATAATAAAGGGGTTGATTTATAAGATTTGTGATTGAAACGAAAAATGGTTGTACTGTTGGAGTTGGGTCATCATCTATAACAGCTCCACAAGAAGCAGATAAAACATTACTATAAGATGAAGTAACCCCTGAACTACAACTATTATATGCTTGAAAATACACAATAGTAAAAGCTGTTGGTTGTAAAGGTAATGTTGAGACGTCTATAGCTAAATGTGGTGAAACTGAATTATTATAAATAACAGAACCAGTATTAGTTAAAAATCTTTTATGTGTACTGTATTCTACAACAGTGTATAGAGCATTAGCCGAAGATGAGTTATATTGGACTATATAACTATCATTATATGGGGTACAGATTTGAGGATAGGCAGTATTTAATACTGGGGGTGAACAACCATTAATTGGACAGGTTATTAAGTCTTCATAATATCTGTAATAAGATAATCCGGGACATGGAAGAAGATAATCAAGGGTTCCTGAGATGAATGATTGTTTAAAGTCAATTGTAGGACCAAAAAGTGTGCTACCACTAGCATAGCTAGATGTTACTAAGGATCCTGAATAGGGGCCATTAGTAAATACTTGTTGTATTCCTGAACTTGTTATATATCCTGTATTAGCCATAAATTATATTGTTTCGCAATTTGATCCACTATAAATATATCCTCTACCATAGACGGTTGCTGTTTGTATTGTTGAAATACAAGAGTTACTATCTACAACCCATAAATTATAATTTCCAGAATTTAATCCATCTAAGTTTATTGAAGATGAATCAGATGTAAATAATTGTGAACTACCTGTGTTTTGAGCATAATAGTTATAAGGTGATATTCCTCCAGTTGCATTAAATACCATTGCATTAGAACAAGAATCTATATAAGAAGCTGTTAAAGTAAATGTTATTTGTGTTGGGCTTGTTAAAGTAAATGAGTTTGTATAAGATTGACACTCATTTGTTCCTATACTAAATACATTTAAACTATAACTACCTGTAAATAGACCAAAGGCAGTAATGGTATTATTTGTGAATGAACTTAAAGGAACATTATTATAAATATAGCTTGATGTTGGGTCTAATAAATTAACATATAGACTGTCTATTACGTTTGTAAATGCTACAGATAGAGTTCCATTTGAACCCCCATAACAACTTATGTTGGATTGAGTCACACTTGAAGTTAATTGAGTATAAGGAGTTAAAATTACAGTTGAACTTGAAACACAGTTATTTGAATCCTTAACATAAACTGTATAAGAACCAGTTGTTAATCCCGTAAATATTTTAGGAGAATACCAAGTTAATCCAAAATAATTAATATTATTTAATGAAGCAGATACTGGATCAGCATTTTCTGGAAGTTCTATTATTATTTTTCCATCACTTCCTGTACTATTACATGGGTTTTTATATACACTTGAAGTATATACTATTCCTGGATACCAGGATGAGAATGATTGTGTAATAATATTTTCTAAATAATCCTTAACATATATAATATTATTGTCGGATGATATTAAACTACCACTAACGGTTACATTGAATAAATTATTTGAACCAGTATAACTAGCTCCATTATCTAAAGAGTAGCTATAATAAGGTACTCCATAATTAATAGAAAAAGTTACAGGTGAATTAGAAGCAGTTCCCCAACAGGTTGACGAACTTATAATATTAGTAATTTGAAGGGGTTTAGAAGTAATTGTTAAATTAATTGAACCTGTATTACTAATAAGACCTGATGAATTATTTACTGTATATCCCAATTGATATTCTCCGGGTATTACACTTAGTTGGTTTGGGGTTATATTTAAAAACCCATTGTTATAAGTAAAATCTGGGAAAGTATACCCATTTACAGGTGAAGTAATAACTGAATCTGGGAGTAATACCCCACAATCTGAATAATCATCAGACAATATATCAAATGTTTGGGGGGAGTCTAGATTAAAATAAGTAAAATAGTTATTAATAGCTGTTGGTGGTGCACCAAATACACATAAATAATCACTATTTGTTATTACAATTAAACCATGTGAATAGAATATATTTCCTACATACTCTAATTGAGGTGCATTTGAATTTATTAATTCTAAATATATGTCTTGACTATAGATAGCAGAATTATATCTAGCATAGTTTGCTTCACTTCTATAGTTGTATATATTACCCTCACCATCATCTCTTAAATAATATCCTGAACCTGAGATATAAACTGTGTTTGGAGTTAATCCTGATCCCATTACTTCTTGGTCTACAGATATTACTACAATTTTACTCCCTTTATCGGGGTCAAAGGTAATCTCATCATATAAACTTGAAGATATATCATAAATAGCTCCTTCATAAGAAGAAGGATTTAAAGGGTTAAATGCACTACCAGTAATTGTAGGTATATTTCTAAAAGTTGATACCCCAGAACCTGATGCTAATGTAGATTGTTCGTAATTAAAATACGAAGATGAATTAAAAAAAGTACCTGTAAGTGAACCCGAGGTGTAATTTTCGTAATATAAATGTTTAATTGATTCGTAGATTAATCTTCTAGATTCTTGATTTGACGTTTTTTGGTCTTGTTTAGAATCATAAAGAGAAGTTCGAGATAAAGGTAGGTTTTCACCTATAAAGATATTTACACCATTTTGAGATAATGTAGTATTGGTAACCTCCCATGGCTTGTTAGCAATATAGGAGGTTAACGTTATATCATTTGAATTTAATGTTTTGTATGAAAAACTCATTCATTAAAAGTCTAATTTTACACGAATTAGTGCTTCTTTAGTAAAATCCTTTACTAGAGGTTTTGATAATTTTGCTACACCTAACAATTCATTATTGTCATTGTATAACCCAACTGTTGTAACGTAGGTTTGAGGATTATTAATTAATGAGGGATAATAAAACTCTCCACTACCACTTATCATTGAAGGGTTAGTAGTATAATTGAAATCACTATTTTTAATTCTTACGAAAATATAATCAGAAGTAATTGTTTCTTCACTATTCAAAGCAAAACTTTTACCTTTATTTATAGCATTTACTAAACCAGAATTTGTTGAACCTAGAGATGGTACAGTATTTGTAACACTTGGAGTTAAACCAATTCCACCTAAACTACAAGATAAAGATAATGCTCTAGCATTTAATAAAATTAAACCTACATCTGGTAAGAATTTACCATATGAACCTGAAACTGTATATCCTGCAGCACTACTTCCTGTTGGTATAACAGTAGTAGCTGAACCATTAGATCCACTTACTATGTCAAATACTCTACCTGCATCACAATATGATAAAGTAGTAGTAGTAACACTATTATCTGTTAATTTAATTAATTGGTTATTAGTACCATCTGAACCTGAAAGTGATATATTAAAGGTTCCAGGGAATAATTTTTCTTTATAATTAGCTCTGTTTAAACTTATAACGTAAAAATCAGATGAATTAGGATTTCCTGTTCCAAAATTCATGTTAGTATTTTCATCCCCATTAATTAAAGTACGGTATTGACCATAAGTAATTCTTGTTGGAGATAATCCAGGGATAGCAGCATTTATTGGAGCTGAACCTGAACCATATAATTGACCATAAGCAACTGAAAATTGTGGTAAAGCAGAGGCATTAACAACAGGGTTTTCACTGTATACTGGTAAGTATGCATTGTTGTTAATAGTAGTAGAAGAAGTATATAGAGTATTTAAGGATGTTATGTTATTACTCCATAAAGTAGAAGTAATTGAATCCGAACTTACTACAAAGTCTTCAGCATTTAATGTTATAAAGCTCATATTATATTTTTATTAGCTAGTTACTTTTGTAATTGTTACTGGGATTGTTATTCTGGCTCCTGAATCTCTACCTGTTAGGGTTAAGATAGTAGATAAAGAACTTCTTGTTCCAAATAGTGTATTAACAGTTGTAGCTGTTAAATTTATTGTGGTTCCAACTACAGTTTTAGAAACATTAGTTCCAATTGTAGTAGATGAATTTAAGGCTTGAACTTCTGTTGTATTAATACCTACAGCATTAAAAGTAGACATTAATCTTGAATCACCAATAGTAGCTGTGTATCCTGAAGACTCATAAGCAGTTGATGCTCCTAAATAGTTTAGAGTTTGAGGTGTAATAGCAAGTGATGCTCCTTGACGTAAGGTAATTTGAGTATAACCAACATCCAATACAGGCAATTTAGCAGTACCTCTTGGTAAAGTTAAAAGTTTATACTTCATTATTTGTGTCTCATCAGGAAATGCTTCCAATATTGGCATAGCTTCAATGGCTTCACCATAATAAGCCGACCCTGATGGGTGATAGGGGTTGTATAAAGTATAATCAATTTCATCATCAGATAATGAGAATTGAGTAATACGGAATGAACCGTCATTTTTTGCTAACAATTCTCTACCTTTCTTAGTAAGAATTGCATCTACCGTTACACTGGTGTTATTTAAATATCCCATGTTATGTTTTGTGATTACTAGTTATAAATATATGTTTTTTCTATTCCTTTAAATTAAATTTTGGGATTTTAAGTTTTTAATTATATTACCTGCTTCATCTTTTAAAGTTTTAGATATGTCTTCTGTAAATAATACTCCTGCAGAAGTTTGACCTTCTCGTTTCTCAGCTATTATAACAATATTAGTTTCATCCGGTACCTTAGATAACACAATAAAATTCATAATATGGGCGTTAGATCCTGAAGTATTGCATGCTTGGTTAGGAATATTATCGTCATTACTAGATTTATCTTCTAATACTTCAAATACTAATCTATTTTCATATGAACCAGTTCCATTAGCTCCAGTTCCTATTGTTTGACCTTGAGGAGGAATAATATTAATAATTTCTCTTTCAAAAGCTGAAGCGAATGGGAATTTTTCACTATCATGGTTATAGAATCTAACTAAATCTCCTTTTTTAGGGTTAAAATATTCAGTTATTTGTTGGTAACCAGCAGCTACAGATTCAGATGGAATATATTGTGTTAAAACATTTCCATAATAATCTCCTCCAGGAACATAATGATCAAAATATAATTTAGATAAATTATAAGAAGCAGTCATTAATGTAGAAATACTACCACTTTCCGCTTTATTTCCTCTTTCAAAATACCAATTAAGATTAGTTCCTGAACCTGATTTATACCCATTATCAGATGAACCTGTAAGATATATTAAAGCAGGTGCTTGAGTATTATAATAAGGGGGAGAAGGGTATAATGGGTTTGTTATATATGTTGGATTATTTGTTAATTTAAATTGGGGGCTTGTTGAAGTTCTTGCAAAATTAAATACGGCTTGTATATTACTTACAACATTATTTAAGGTTTGTAATTGAACTGGGATGACTTGACCTTGAGCTCCAACTCCTGATCCTAAAATTATTAATCCTTCAAATGGAAATGTAGCATTTACTATTATCCCATCATTATCTTCTAAAGGGTAGGTACCAACAGGTATATCTGTTATTAAAGGGTTTGATATGCTAAAAGAGTTTACGACATTAAATAGAGAAAAATCTACATTTGAATCTAAAGCACTTATTTTGATACCATCTAAACCATTACCATCATTAGGTAGTAAAGGATAATTCTTTACTAAACCTGGTGTTGATACTACTCTATAGGCTTCCCGATCTCCATTACGGATTTGTAATCTTACTCCTGCCTCTAATAATATTGAACCTACTTGGTTAACAGCTCCTGATAGAATATCAGTTGATGCAGCACTATTTAACCAATC